CACACTCCGCGTTCTGGACGCCCGCCCCTGGCCGACCGGCCAGATCCTCCCGTTCTGAGGTGTCGACCATGCCCAAGAACTGCTCGCGGGCCGACACGGCCCTTCATCGAAACGTTCACGACCGGAACCACCCGATCGCCCGCGGGGCTCGGCTGGCCCGGCATCTGGTGGTCGCCGCGTGGCGGCCGCTCCGGGCCCTCGAGGACCTGCTCGACGAGGTCGAGCGGACGGGGTCGCCCGTGAACCGGCTCGTCGTGCTGCGGGCACGCCAGGCGGTCGAGAACGCCCGCCCCTACCTACTGGACGAGGACGGCTCCATATGGAAGTGACCCACCACCAAATCGCCGCAGCGCTAGCGCTCGGCTACCTGCTCGGGATCTCGACCGCGTTCGTCGCGGCGGCGATCGCCGGGCTCGTCGTGATGAAGACCGCAGGGATGGGCTGGCCGTCGGAGACGGTCGGCAACGGAGGCCGGCAGGATGCCGGCGGGGATGGATTCGCGATCACGTCGCGGTCGGATGGAGCCGATCGCGACACCGCTCTCCGGGTGTACCGCGAGACGGGATGGTTCAGCATCAACGAAGCGAGGAGGAACGGGTGATGGCAGGATTCAAGAAGGCAACCAAGGCGGCCGCGAAACTGCGGGCCGCGTTCTTCGGCCCGAGCGGGGCCGGGAAGACGTTCTCCGCCCTGCGGGTGGCGACGGGCCTGGGAGGACCCATCGCGGTGATCGACACCGAGCGCGGCTCGGCGTCGAAGTATTCGGACCGGTTCGCGTTCGACGTTCTCGACCTCGAGGACCAGTCGATCGAGGGCTACGTCTCGGCGATCGCCATGGCGGCCGAAGGCGGCTACCGCGTCCTCGTGATCGACAGCCTGTCGCATGGGTGGCAGGACCTGACGGCCGAGGTCGAGAAGCTCGCGAAGGCGAAGTACCGCGGGAACACATGGTCGGCCTGGTCGGAGGGGACGCCGCTCCAGCGTCGGCTCGTGAACGCGATCCTCGGGTTCCCGGGCCACATCATCGCCACGATGCGATCGAAAACGGAGTGGACGACGGTCGACAGCAACGGCAAGAAGACCCCGCAGCGTGTCGGCCTGGCCCCCGAGCAGGGGAAGGGGATCGAGTACGAGTTCGATCTCCTCGTCGAGATCTCGGTCGAGCACATCGGGCAGGTCATCAAGGACAGGACCGGCAAGTTCCAGGACAAGCTCATCGACAAGCCGGGCGAGCAGTTCGGCCAGCAGCTCGCCGCGTGGCTGGCTGACGGCGAGACGGCCCCCGCCCCGGCCCCGAAGCCCGAGCCGGCCCCGGCCCCCGGCCGGGCGGATGTCGAGCAGATCCGCGGCTACATCCGGGCGGCGACCACCGTCCGGACGCTCGGGAAGATCACCGACCGCCTGGACCAGCTCGTGAGCGAGGACCAGATCACGGGCAACGAGTGGTCGGAGCTGACCGACCTCGTCGCGGCCCGTCACGACCAGATCGAGCCGCGGGAGGTCGTCTCGTGACGATGCGGATCCGGTACGAGGTCGACGCCGACATCCGCCGGCCGGTCACCGTCTTCGTCTTGCGGCGGGACGTGCCGGCCGGCGAGCCGGGGTACTTCGGCACGGAGCGAGAGGCGAGGGAGGACGCGATCCGGAGGATCACCCGGTTCGCCGAGCGGCTGAAGGAAGAAGCCTGGGAACTGCGGCGAGAGCGAACGAAGGATTGACCGAGACCACCACCACGAAGGAGCCGAGACGATGCCGAACTGGGGAATCGACGACGAGATCGACACGACCGCCACCGACGCGAGCCCGCCGACCCGCGAGCTCGTCCCCGAGGGCGACCACGAGTTCACGATCAAAGCGGTGATCGACACGGACGAGCGGGTCGAGATCCGGCTCGCCCACGATGACCGCCGCTATGGGTGGGTCTTCGCGAAGATGCCGAAGACCGCGAACTGGGCCCGGCGGATCCTGTCGTCCCTGCGGACGGCCCTCGGGATCACGCGCGAGGCCTGGGCCGGTCTCCCAATCACGGACCTCGAGGGGCTCCGCGTGAAGGCGCGGGTCTACCACAAGGCCGGCGACCGCGGGACCTGGGTCAACGTGGCCGAGTTCCTGCCGTGCGAAGCGGCCATCGAAACGGCCACGGCGAAGCCGGCGGTCGAGCGGGCGGTCGCTCCTCCGGCGGCTCGGGCACCGGCCAAACGAACGGCCACGCAGAAGGCCGACGCGGCCGCCGCGATGCCGGACGACGACATCCCGTTCTGACGATCCACGGCCCGCTCCCGGGCCGCGAGTGGCTGCGTTCATCGGCCGCAGGGAGAGCGCCGCCGGCGGTCGCGACGAAACACCGGCACCTGATGCGGTCGGACCTCCACCCGGCCGGCGTCAGGCGACCGCCCCACGACACGGGGCCAACTCACAAGGACGTGGAATGAGCGACTACTACCGACAGCCGAAGGACCACGAGCTCGGCCCGCTGTTCGCGGCGGCCGCCGGCCGGGCTGCGGCCGCGGCCTGCACGGCGAAGGCCGAGCACGTCACCGCGTTCGACGCCGCCCTGGCCCGGGCCGCGGTCCTCGAGCTCCTGGCGGACGGCCAGGCCCGCAGCGGCGAAGCGATCGTCGATCACTGCCAACGGCTCGGCCTGGTGCCCCACGACGCGCGGGCCTTCGGCGCGGTGTTCCAGAAGCTGAAGCGGGCCGGGCAGATCGAAGAGGCCGGATTCGTCGCGCGGGCGAAGGGCCATGGGGCGGCGGGTGGCAGGCTTTGGAGGGCGAAGAAGTGAAGACACCAACGGCGGGGCGCGGCACGGCCGGGCAGGGCGCGGCAAGGCCGGGCACGGCGCGGCACGGCCGGGCAGGGCGCGGCAAGGCCGGGCACGGCGGGGCACGGCGCGGCAGGGCCCGGCGAGGCTGGGCACGGCAAGGCCGGGCGCGGCGAGGCAGGGCGAGGCAGGGCTGGGCGAGGCAAGGCTGGGCGAGGCAGGGCTGGGCAAGGCAAGGTTTTTGAAAGCAGGTGACCCATGGCCGGTGAATGGATCCAGTACGACGTTGGCCTGCCCAGGAAGCCGGAGACTCTGGCCCTGGTCGACGCCACGGGCCTGGAGAACGCCACGGTCTGCGGACGGCTCCAGGCGATGTGGGGATGGGCCTCGCTCAACAGCCTCGACGGGACGGTCCGGATCTCGGTCCGCCTGCTCGCCAAGGCCGCCGGCGGGGACGAGGCGTTCTGGTACGCCGTGCAGGATGTGGGCTGGCTCGTGATCGACGAGGCGAACGGGACCGTTGCTATCCCCGGATGGGATCGCCGGTTCTCGAAAGCCGCGAAAAACAGGGCCATGCACGCGATCCGGGCCGAGGAGGCGAAGACGCGCACCAGCGGGTGCGCAAAAGCGCAACCACGGGTGCGCGGCGGCGCACTAGAGAGAAGAGAGAGAGGAGATGGAAGTTCTTCTTCCTCCCCCGGGGATTCTGAGCTCGGGGAGCCCGGGAGCGGCCCCGCCCAGGAGCCGACCTGGGGCGCCCTGCGGAAAGCCTGGGCGAAGGGCACCGGACGCTCCTGGGCCCTGCCGGGGCCCCCGGACAAGGCCCTCGACCGGCTGGCCGAGCCCGGCTGGTTCGAGAAGGCCCTCGCGGCGATCGAGGCCCTTCCCCGGTGCCTGTACTTCCGGGACCCGGTGACGCTGCCGCAGCTCGTCTCCGCCGGCTTCGTCGACAAGGTCCTCGGGGGCCAGTTCGACAACGCTCGCGAGCAGCGGCCCGGCCCCCGTCCGGGCCCGGACGACCGCAAGCCGGCCGCGACCGCTGCGGCCGAGTGGAGCCGGGCCGCGGCCGACCCCGAGGCGGCCCGCCGCCGCGAGGAGTACCTGGCGGCGAAGGCCAGGAAGGCGGCCGGCACGCCGGACACCGCGGCGGTGCGGTCGGCCCGCGACGACCACGACCAGGACGAGATCGAGCGGGCACGGGCGACCGTGCTCGCCCAACTGAAGGGAGCCGTCTGATGTTGGCCGACATGACCGCCGAGCAGCTCCAGGACGCGTGCCGGGCCGTGTACGAGGTCGGCCGTTGGGAACACGCGCCGGCCCAGATCTTCCTGGACCAGTTCGCCGAGGCCGAGCCGCCGACCACGATCCTCCGGTGCTCGTTCCCCGATCGGTTCACCCACGCCGGGGCGTGCAAGCTCGACCTGCTGCGGAAGGTCTTGCTTGATCGGCACGGGCCAGGGGCGAACATCGTCTTCGTGTGCTACTTCGAGTGGCTGAAGGCGGATAGGCTCGCGCGGTACTCGCTCGTGATGAACGACCGGTGAGGACGACAGGGATCAGGGCCGACACAAAACATGACGCCGCGCCGGCGGCGATAGCTCACATGCCCGACGGCGATCATGCGTCGCTCGGGGCGGCAGCGACCGGACCGATAAACCGGGATTGCGAACCGCGTGGGCACCGGCGATACATGGGCGGAGAACGCCGAAGATCACAAGCCGCGAACGAAGGAGGCGGCCAACATGAACGACACTGACGAGCGGTCTTGTGCATCGCGTGGTTCTCACGGGGAGCCGTGCGCGTGGGCTGTGGTGCTTGCTGACGGCCAGCGAATCTACGATGTCTATGGCATCGAAGAAGAGGCCAAAGCGATTGACGGGGCGGTAACTGGGAATCACGGCGTTGTCCCGCTCTACCGCCAGCCCACGCTCACCGACGCGGAGCGGGAGGCGATCAAGGCTGGAATCGCAAACTGCGAAGACATCACCTATGGCGGCCCGAATGATGAAGAAGCGGCAGCAGTCCTTCGGCGGCTGCTGGAGCGGCTAGGCTGAGAACGCTTGCGATCAGCGGCTCGTCCGCTGCATCGCCTGGTTCTCGCAGGCATGGAGAATGACATGAGCGACATAGCGAACGAACTGCGAGAGAGATCACTACGGGCAGAGCAGGAAGGCGAGCCGCTGTCTTTGCTGGACGATGCCGCCGACGAGATCGAACGGCTGCGGCTCACCGACGAGGAGCGGGAAGTGCTGGGGCGCGTCGCAGACGATGCGGGCTACCGGCAGCTGGATTTGACGGAGCGGGTGGTGAGGGGGCTGTTGGAGCGATTGAAGTGAACACGCAGGATCAGGAGTATCGCATGACAGACGAAACTACACCGCAGGACTCGGCAGCGATGTCTCCTGCATCCGCTGGTTCTCACGGCCAGCCGGTCGCGTGGCTTATCCACGCAGACGGATGGCAGATGGTGTCGCTGTTTCGCGAACACGCTGATGCGGCGGCTGACGAGAACGATGCGGAAGTGTCGCCGCTCTACCGCCGTCCCACGCTCACCGACGAGGAGCGGACGGCGTTGCGAAAGGTGCTGCGGCGAGTGCGAGAGGACTACTTCGCGGGGCGTTTTGCCGACAGCGTGGAGGTCGCGGCGGTCATTGACGGGCTGCTGGAACGAACACACTGAGAACACACAGGATCAGCGGCAGCGATGAAAGGACTCACCATGCCTAAAGACGATGCAACGCTGTCCGCTGCATCCGTTGGTTCTGCCATGCGGTACGCATCGGTCTGCGATGGCATCGGGGCCGCCCATGTTGCTTGGCAACCGCTGGGCTGGCAGTGCCAATGGACGAGCGAGATTGAACCGTTCCCGGCTGCGGTGGTTGAACACCACTACGGATTCCGCAACCTCGGGGACATGACGGCTATCACGGAGGAGATGCTAGATGCGCCAGTTGAACTTCTTGTCGGAGGAACGCCATGCCAATCCTTCTCGGTCGCAGGACTCCGAGGTGGATTGGCTGACCCGCGTGGCAACTTGGCCCTCCGATTCGTCCAGCTTGCTGCTGTCATGCAGCCCAAATGGATCGTTTGGGAAAACGTGCCGGGCGTCCTCAGTAGCGGCAAAGGACGGGATTTTGGAACCTTCCTCGGGGCGCTGGGGGAACTCGGGTATGGGTTCGCCTACAGAATTCTTGACGCTCAATGGCATGGAGTCGCCCAGCGCCGTCGCCGTGTGTTCGTTGTCGGCTACCTTGGAGACTGGCGACGTGCCGCAGCGGTACTATTTGAGCGCGAAAGCGTGTTCGGGAATCCTCCGACGCGCGGAAAGGCGTGGGAAGGAGTTGCCCGCTCAACTGCGGCAAGCCTTACAAGCAGCGGCAGGGGCGTCGAGCGATGCGGCGAATCCCGAGGGCAGGACGACGTTGTCCTCGCGGCACCCCAGGTAGCAAACCCGCTGATGGCACGCATGGGTAAGGGCATCAACACAACGTGCGATGAGGGGCAGACGCCTGTGATCGCCTTTGGCGGTCAGATGTCTACGCCGCAAGTCGATACTGAGTTAAGCCAGACGCTACAGCGGAAAAATCCTCAAGCGGTTGTTACGCCGATCGACCTTCGGCAGGCGTCTCGCGGTGAGAAGATAGCGAACAATCGCTCCTCTGGTTCTGGAGGCCCGCCTGGGCATGGCGTCGGAGACGGCGGCGACCCAGCGTTCACCGTTTCGGAGCGAGGGCAGGCAGTGGCAACGACGTTTGATTGGCAAGCTGGCGGCGGTGGCAGCGATCAGAGCTTTCGTGGGAAGTCTCGCTCGTACATCGTTGACAAGCCTGAGTGCTCGCGGGCGCTGACATCATGCAAGACGCTCGCGGTTGCCTTCACCGCCAAAGACTGCGGCGGCGATGCCTCGCAGGATGTCGCCCCGACGATGAGGGCAATGGGCCATAGCGGAAGCCATGCCAACGGTGGCGGTCAGTTGGCCGTGGCTGTTGACACATACAACCAATCGGTCGGAGACGTTTCTATTCCGCTTCGAGTTGGAAACGCCAAGGACTCGCTGCCAGCGGCTATGGTCCCGCAAGGCTTCACCTACAGCGGCTACAGCAACCAGCCAGCGTGGATGACCGGAGACAGGACCGACTGCCTGCCTGCAAGCGGACACAGCGACGGGAGCCATCAAGGCGTCGGCGTGGCGACGGCAATGGCCGTGCGCCGCCTGACGCCCCGCGAGTGTGAGCGACTCCAAGGCTTCCCAGACGATTACACGCTGGTGGAGTACCGGAAGAAGCCAGCCGCAGACGCACCACGCTACCGGGCGCTGGGCAACAGCATGGCGGTTCCGGTCATGCGGTGGATAGGCGAGCGGATTCAACAGGTCGATAGGCTGTAGGCAGAACCAGTGAGTATGCGGTTCTCGATAGCCGCCCACCGTGCCGCATAACACCCCGCCGATTCCGCGCCGCACGGCCGCGTGACGCTGACCGCCGCCGCTATCAGTGCTGCATAGCACACCCGTCGCCGAGGGCGACACGACGCGATTTCATGTCGCCGACCGGGCCGAAGGGCGACAGGTCGGCAGGGGTAAAATGGCGGTAAGGAGACCCCGCCATGCCAGCGTATCTCGACGAGCAGTTCTTCGACGAGCTGGACGACGAGATCAACGCGGCGGATCAAGTCATCTGGATGGAGTGGCTCGACGGGCCGATCGGTACGTGAACACTGGTACACTGGTGGTAGGGACGCGAATCCCGCGCCCCTCACCGGAGTGTGGCAGTGGCGACAACCGACGAAGTGCTCGACGCAGTTGCGGCGAATCTCGCCCAGCCGAAGCGCGCCCGCACCGACGCCGGTGAGGTCGAGCAGCACGACCTCGACAAGCAGGTCGCCGCGGCCCGGTTCGTGATCGACGCCCAGGCCCGCACGGTCTCGCCGTTTCGCTCGCTGCGGTTCGCGCAGATCGAATCCCCGGGGGCCATCGGCTGATGGGGATTCTCTCCGGACTGCTCGGGCCATCCCGGGCCAAGATGCAGAGCGCGATCGCGACCCAGCAGGCCGCGATCGCGACGCTCGTGCGTGCGAAGTACGACGCCGCACAGACCACCGACCTGAACCGCCGGCACTGGGCGCTCGCCGACTACTACTCCGCCGACGCCGCCCTCTCCCCGGCCGTCCGGCAGAAAATGCGGGCGCGAGCCCGGTACGAGCTGGCGAACAACTCCTACGCCGCGGGCATGGCGTCCACCTGGTCGCACGACCTGGTCGGCACCGGCCCCCGGCTCCACCTAGATCTCGGGCCGGACGCCGACCCGGAGCTGGTCCGCCGGATCGAGCTGGCGGTCTACGACTGGTCGGTGAACATCGACCTGGCGAAGAAGCTCCGCGTCGCCAAGCACGCGAAGATCGGCGACGGCGAGGTGTTCGGCGTGCAGGTGACCAACCGCTCGCTCCGGGGCGTGCAGGTGGACCTGCGGCTGATCGAGAGCGATCACTGCGTGTCGCCCACCGGCTTCCCCACCGAGACCGACGTGGACGGCGTCGAGTTCGACGACGACGGCAACCCGGCCCGGTATTGGTTCACCCGCAACCACCCCGGCTCGCTCACGCCCGGCTGGACGCTGGACGGCCGGTGGCACGCCGCCGACAAGGTCCACCACTGGTTTCACGCGACCCGCCCGGGCCAGCACCGCGGTGTGCCGGAGATCGCCCCGGCTCTCGAACTGTTCGCCATGCTGCGGCGGTTCACGCTCGCGACCGTGACGGCCGCGGAGACCGCGGCCGACTTCGCGGCGATCCTCAAGACGACCATGCCGGCCGACGGCGGCGGGGCCGCGTCGCTGGAGACGCTGGAGACCATGCCGATCACCCGAGGGATGGCGATCGCCGCCCCGGACGGCTGGGAGCCGGTGCAGATGAAGGCCGAGCACCCGACGAGCAACTACGACTCGTTCGTGCGTCGGCTCCTCAACGAGATCAGTCGCTGCATCGATATGCCCTACATCGTGGCCGCGATGGACTCGTCCACCGCGAACTACTCGTCGATGCGGGGCGACTACCTGGTGTACCGCAAGCGGATCTCGGTCGAGCGCAACGACATGGAGCGGGTGTTTCTCGACCCGCTGCTCGTGGCGTGGCTGGAGGAGGCCGCCCTGGTGCCGGGGCTTATCCCCGACGGGCTGCCGCCGGTGGCCGAGTGGAACTGGACTTGGACGTGGGACGGGTTCGAGCACGTCGATCCGCTCAAGGAGGCCGACGCCGAGGCGGCCATGCTCGCGGCCAACACGACGACCATCGCCGAGGTCTGCCAGAAGCGCAACAAGGACTGGCGGCAGGTGCTGCGGCAGCGGGCCGTGGAGAAGACGCTGGAGCGTGAGTTGGGTATTTCGATGGGCGAACCCGTCGCGGCCGACGCCGGCGACACCGACATCGAAGCCGCCGACGGCTACCGGCCGCCGCAGGCCGCAAGGTCCGCGGCCCGGCGCGGCCTGGAGCTGCGATCGAAATACGGCCGCGGCGGCACTGCGGTGGGCATCGCCCGGGCTCGCGACATCGCGGGCGGCCGGTCGCTCCCGCTCGACACGATCGCCCGGATGGTGTCGTTCTTCGCCCGGCACGCGGCCTACAAGGACAACCACGGCGAAGATCCGCCCTCCAACGCCGAGATCTCGTGGCTCCTGTGGGGCGGCGACGCCGGTCGGGCGTGGGCCGAGCGGATTTGGACCCGCGAGAACGCCGACGAGGAGCAGACCGCATGAACCGCATCACGCTGTCCACCGACCTGCGGATCGAGGCGGCCGAGGGCCGTGCCCCGACGTTCGAGCTCGTGGCCTACACCGGGGCCGCCATCCGGCAGACCTGGAGCCGGTCGCCGCTGGTCGTGGACCTGGCCGGCATGGACACCGCCAAGGCGTCGATCCCGATCCTGTGGTCGCACGAGCGGACGCTGGACGCCGTGATCGGCAGGAGCACCGAGATCGTCAACGACGGCCAGCAGCTCATCATCCGCGGCGAGCTGCTCACGCAGGGCGAAGTGCCCGAGAAGATCGCCCAGCTGGCCCGGGCCGGCATCCCGCTGCAGGCGTCGATCGGTGCCGACGCCGCGAACATCGAAAACGTCAACGCCGGTGGGGCCGTGACCGTGAACGGTCGCGACTTCACCGGCCCCGTGTCTGTCGTTCGTGCTTCCGATCTCCGGGAGACGAGCGTGGTTCTGTTTGGTGCGGACGCCAGAACGTCCGCGGCGATCGCCGCCGAGGCGAATGAGGTGCTGACCATGAGCGACCAGCTCAACGAGAAGCCCGTCGAGGCCGCCGTGCCGCAGACGGAAGCCCCGGCGATCGTCGCCGCGGACCCGAAGCCGATCGTCGAGGCCAAGGGTGGCGACGGCGCGAGCCTGGTGACGGCCGAGTCGGTCGCGAACCTCGTCCTGGAGAAGCTCCGGGCCGAGCGGCTCGCGGACGTTCGGGCCTCGCGCCCGGCCGCCCCGGCGGTCCACGTCCAGGCCGAGCGGGCCGACAGCCCGCAGGTGATCGAGGCTTCTCTGTGCCTCGCCGGCGGTCTCGCCAACCCCGAGAAGGTCTTCGATCAGAAGACGCTCGAACTGGCGGACAAGCGGCGGAACCAGTCGAGTCTCGGGGAGGTGCTGATCGAAGCGGCTCGGGCCAACGGGTACACGGGTGGCAGCCGGATCAACGCCGGCAACCTCCGTGAGATCCTCGCGGCCGGGTTCGCCACGCACAGCATCGCGAACGTGCTCGCGGCCACGTACGGCAAGTTTCTGCTCCAGGGCTACAACGCCGTCGAATCGACGTGGGACATGATCGCTTCGATCCGGTCGGTCTCCGACTACAAGGCGGTCACCGGCGTGCGGCTCAACGGCGGGTTCGACTTCGAGGACGTCGGTGCGACCGGCGAGCTCAAGAGTGCGGACGCCAGCGACGAGACCCGGACGATCCGGGCGAAGCTGACCGGCCGGATGTCGTCGATCTCGATGGTGGACATCGTGAACGATGATCTCGGGGCTCTCACCCAGGTTCCCGCTCGGCTCGGTCGCGGTGCCGCGATCAAGCTCAACCGGGACTTCTGGACGGAGTTCCAGTCGAGCAACGCGTCGTTCTACCGTGCGGAGACGGCTGCCGCCGGCAACGCCCTCTCGATCTCCAGCCTGCGGACGGCCACGGCGTCGTACCGCAAGCTCACGGATCCGGACGGCAACCCGCTGGGCATCACTCCGGCGATGCTGCTCGTGCCGCCGGAGCTGGAGATCACCGCGGCCGAGCTGATGGGCGGCTCGCTGCTCATCACCGGCGAGTCCACGACCCGCACGAACGTCAACGTGCTGGCGGGTCGCTACCAGGTGGTCCCGTCGTCGTACCTGACGACCGGCACGACGTGGTGGCTGGTGGCCAACCCGGCCGAGCTGCCCTGCATGGAGGTCGCGTTCCTCAACGGCAACCGTCTCCCGACGGTGCAGCAGGCCGACGCGGACTTCAACCAGCTCGGCATCCAGGTCCGCGGCCACTTCTCCTACGGCGTGGCCAAGGCCGAAGCCCGCGGTGCCTACCGGATGGCCACGGCCTGACCAGTGACGTAATCGTTCCCGGCGGGCAGGAGCCCAAGCCTGCCCGCCGGGGTTCCATCCACCATCATCAGTTCCGAAAGGGTTTCTCAGATGGCTTCCTTCTACGCCGACGGCAACAAGCTGGACTACACGCCCACCACGGGCGTGGCGGCCGGCGAAATCGTCGTCCTCGGTTCTCTCGTGACCATGGCCGATCGTCCGATCGTCGCCAACGAGCTCGGTGCGGTTCACACAAACTGCGTCGTCACCGGCCCGGTGTTCGCCACCGGCGTGACCGGCGCTCAGGGGTCGGCGATCAAGTGGTACGCCACCAGTGGCGTGTTCGACGCTTCGACCGGCACCAACGCCGGCTACCTGGCCCGCCCCCGGCTGGCGACCGATCGCCAGGTGGCCGTGCTCCTCTGGCCGGGCTCGTGATCGACCCCACGCAAGGGGGCGGGTACGGCCACGCTACCGGCCGTGCCCGCCCCTCTTGGCACTCTGCTGGTGACACATGCAGGACATGATCGCCATCGGCGAGGCGTGGTTCGAGCAGCAACGCCGGCAGCACCTGGCCGTGGAGGTCGAGTACCGGCCGCTGGCTGGGCTGCCGCGGACTTGCAAGGCCACGGTGGTCACCGGCCGGTGGGAGTCGTTGGACGCGGCCGGCACGGTACTCCGCATGGAGACCCGCGACTTCTTCATCCACCGGGATGAGTTGCCGCAGGATCCGAAGAAGGGCGACGTGGTCGCGATCACGGAGTACGACGCCGAGACGACCTACGAAGTCATGATCCCGCCCGGTGCCCAGCACCATTGGCGGTGGTCCGACCGCAACCAGGCGATCCGACGGATTCATACGATGGTCAAGCAGGGTGCCGCCGCCGTGATCGACGAGTCGCTCCTGGTGCGTGCGATCGGCGTGTCCACGGCCGCCGCGATCACCGACGAGCAGATCGCGGCACAGTTGACGCTCGACCTGGGCACCAACCGCGTGCTCGCGAAGCAGCTCACGCCGGCCGCGGCCTACGTGTACGTCGTGCTGCCGGAGTCGTTCGGCACACCGCTGGTCTCGGTCAACGGCTTCCGGACGACGGCTCTGGAGCTGACGAGCCGGTCGATCACGTTCTCCGGCCAGTCGTCGCGGCCCTACCGCGTCTACCGCTCGACCTACCCGGTCACCGGCTCAGTGCTCGTGGAGGTGGCGTGATGGCCGAGATCAAGGGCACGAACGTCGTGGCCCCGGTGGTGCCGCTGGACACCGCCGACGTGCATCCCACGCACGCCGCGGCCTACGGGCTGGGCGGATACCGCACGGTCGCGAGCGACGCCGAGCGCGACGCGATCCCGGCTCCGCGTCGCGAGCAGGGGATGCTGGTGTTCGTCACCGCGACCGGCAGGACGTGGCGGCTCGGGGCCGATCTCTCCACCTGGACCGAGCAGGTCGCCGGTGCGGGGTCGTGGGATGACATCACGGGCAAGCCGGCGACGTTCACGCCGTCCGATCACGCCCACGGCAGCATCACGAGCGACGGCCTGATCGGCGGGAACACGGTGTCCGGCTATTTCGTCACAACGTCTGACGGTGGGGAGTTGGTTCTGACGGGCGCTTCGACGAGTCGGACTCTGCTCGGCCTCGGAGGCGCGGCGGTGCTGAACGTCGGCACCGCGGCCGGCACGGTGGCGGCGGGCGACGACGCGCGGCTCTCCGACGCGCGGACGCCGACGGCCCACACCCACACCAACCTCGGCACGGAGGATGCAAAGCAAGACTTCTACATCAACCTCGCCAACGGCCTGCCAAACATCGAAAACGGCGTGCCGACTG